CAAGTTGATATTAATATTAGCCGCATTTCTGAGTCTACTTACTCCACGATACCGACTAAGAACGCACAGGGCCGACCCATTCAAGTTTGGATTAACCGTCAGACAGGTCAACAAAATACTATTACTGCTAAACTAGCTTCAAGCATCAGTGCAACAGCCACTACGCTAACCCTTACTTCTGTAGCTGAGCTAGGCACAACCGGCTTTATTCAGATTGGCTCTGAGATTATTTCGTATCAAAACGTAGACACTGCAGCTAATCAGCTTCTAAATTGCTTCCGTGCACAGAACGGCACAACAGCGGTATCCCATACAACAACAGAAACCATTACGGTTTTAAACCTGCCGAATATTAACGTTTGGCCTACTGGTGATGGTGGCGGCCCTTACACATTTATCTACTGGCGTATGCGTCGTTTACAAAATGCTGGCGATGGTGTTAACGTACAAGATATTCCGTTCCGTTTAATTACGTGTTTGGTGGCTGGTTTAGCGTTTATGATTGCAGCTAAGAAACCAGAAGTACCTGCGGAAAGAGTAATGTTTTTAAAGTCTGAGTATGAACAACAATGGCTATTAGCGTCACAAGAGGATAGAGATAAAGCTGCTGATAGGTATGTACCACGTCAGTTATTCTACTAAGGTGATGTATGCCAGAAAAGTATGCATCAGGTAAATGGGCAATTGCGGAATGCGACCGATGTGGTCAGCAATATAAACTCAAGGAATTAAAGAAGCAAGTATTAAAAACAAAGCTTTATAATGTGAAGGTCTGCCCTAGTTGTTGGGATCCAGATCAGCCGCAGTTGCAGTTAGGTATGTATCCAGTTTCTGACCCACAAGCCATACGGGAACCAAGACCAGATACAACTTATTACTCTTCTGGTTTGACAGGTTTACAGACACAAGCAGGGTCTACAACAGCATTTGATGAGTCAGGGTATCCTGCAGATGGTAGTAGGCAGATTCAGTGGGGTTGGGCTCCAGTAGGTGGAGCAAGTCAATTTGATACGGTTTTAACACCTAACAACTTGATTGCAATAGGGCAAGTAGGTACAGTAACAATAACAGTTAATTAGGAGCAAATTATGTCATTCAAACAAGGCGCTAATGGTATTGAATCCAAAGGCAAAACAAAGGGTAAAAATCTAGGTGATTCAGGCCCATCAGTAAAAACTATGAACGGCCCTATGAAAAACACCGTTGGCAAGAAAAATGCCAATATGAAAACTATGGGTCGTAACATGGCTAAAGTAGCCGCTCAAAGAGGTCGTTAATCATGGCTAAATTTTCTATGAAAAAAGGCGGTAAAGAAGTAGGTCCCGCCGCTACTTACGCTGCACCACATACTATGTCAGGCAAAAACCTTGATGCTAAAGAAAGCGTTACCAAAAAGGGCAATAACGTAGATGCACTTAAAATGTCTCTTGGTCCTCAAACGTTTAAAAGCCAAAACGATGAGGTTAAAACTTCTGGCATTAAACAACGTGGATCAGGCGCTGCAACTAAAGGCTTCACATCTCGTGGGCCAATGGCCTAGTAGGGTAAACCCGAATGAATTATACTGAACTTGTTGCGGCTATTGAGGCGTATTCTGAAAACTACGATACTGGAGTTGGTGGTTTCGTAGAGAATATTCCTGTCTTTGTGCAGAACGCCGAGCAACGTATATACAACTCGGTTCAAATACCTTCATTACGCAAAAACGTAACGGGGACACTAACGGACGGTAATAAGTATCTATCTTGCCCTGATGACTATTTGTCTACCTACTCTTTAGCGGTAATAAACCCAGATACTAGCTATACTTATTTGCTTAATAAAGACGTAAACTTTATTCGTGAGGCTTACCCAACACCGACATCTAAGGGAACGCCCGCATACTATGCTCTTTTTGGGTCGCAATACACGCTTACAAATGAGTTAAGTTTTATTCTTGGGCCAACTCCAGATGCAGATTACACTGTAGAGCTACACTACTTCTACTACCCAGAATCAATCGTGACTGCTGGTACTTCATGGCTTGGTGACAATTTTTCCTTGGTGCTTTTTTATGGGGCTATGGTTGAAGCTTGTGCATACATGAAGTCTGATCCAGATGTGGCTAGTAGCTACAAAGACAGATACATGGACGCATTAATGCAACTTAATCGTTTGGGAACTGGTCTGGAACGTGGCGACGCTTATAGGGATGGTCAAGCTAAAATTAAGGTTAGCCCATGATTACGCAAGGCCAATGCACCATATTTAAACAAAACTGCTTGAGCGCTTTAGAGAACTTTGCAGCCGGTACCCCCTATACCTACAAGATTGCCTTATATACAGCCAACGCCGACTTAGATGCAACAACGCTAGCTTATACAACGGTTGGCGAAGTAACGGGCACGGGGTATACGGCTGGAGGCAAGACTTTAACTATATCTCAAGTACCAATTTCTAGCGGCGTTACGGCTTATATATCCTTTGCAAATGTAACTTGGAGCCCTGCTTCCTTTACGTCTAGAGGGGCTTTAATCTATAATAGTACGACTGGAGCCGCTGTTGCAGTACTTAATTTTGGGGCGGATAAAACCCCTACAACAAGCTTTACCATTACCTTTCCAACGGCGGATGCACAAGACGCCATAATTAGATTTAGTTAGGAGTTTTTATGCATAAAGAAACCGGTAGCTGTGGCGATAGAGCTGTAGCAACATTACAAACAAACGCAATTGTGCCAGAAGGCATGGGCGTAGATGGCTTTTATCACGTTGAATGTCGTGATGCCCAAGGCAATTTAAAGTGGACTGAAGAGTTCCCTAACTTGGTGGTACAGGGTGGTAAAGAGCTAATGCTAAATACTTTACTCCGTACATCTGGTACCTATACTACAGTTGGACCATTTTTAGGTTTAACCAAGGTTTCGTTGACTCCAGCTGCTACCGATACAATGACTACATTGGTTACTACTAATGCCGCCGAGTTTACTAACTACACCGTTGGTGGTTCCGCAGTTCGTGGTACAGCAGTATTTGCTGCAGCTACATCATCTGGCACAACACCATCTAACGTAACTACTTCTTCAGCTACTGCAATTACTTATACAATTACTGGCGCTGGCGGTACTGTTTACGGTTGTTTCTTAGTTACTGGCACCGGTGCGGTAAGCACCCAAAGCTCTACTGCTGGTACTTTGTATTCTGAAGGCAATTTCACTACTGCTAAAGTTACAACTGCTGGCGATACTGTAAGCGTTACATATAGCACAACCGCTACAAGCTAAGGAGCTGTAAATGGCTCTGGTGTTAGCTGATCGTGTCCAAGAAACTACGACCTCTACCGGTACGGGTTCTGTTACGCTTGCTGGAGCGGTCACTGGGTATCAAAGTTTCGCAGTCATCGGTAACGGCAATACCACCTTCTACACCATCGCCGACCAAGGTGGTGCAAATTGGGAGGTTGGTATTGGGACGTATACAAGCTCTGGAACTACTCTTGCTCGTAATACTGTTCTTGCTTCTTCTAATAGTGGCAGTCTGGTTAATTTTACCGCTGGTACCAAAACTGTTTTTGTTACTTACCCCTCTGAGAAATCGGTAAATTTAGATGCATCTGGTAATGTTAGCGCTCTTGGCACAATTGCTTCAGGCACTTGGAATGGCTCAACAATCGGCGTGGCTTACGGTGGTACTGGGGTTACAAGTTCTAGCGGTGTTAATTCTGTTGTTCTGCGTGACGCTAATTCCAACATAACAGGAAACAACTTCTTTCCAGGATATACAGCAGTAACGGCGGCTGCGGGTACAACAGTTTTAACTGCATCATCAGCTTATTATCAAAGACTTAGCGGCTCTACTACCCAAACATTTCAGTTACCTGTAGCCACTACACTGCCTAATGGTGCAGCATTTATATTTGATAACGATTCATCAGGCACTTTAACTGTTGTTGATAATGCTTCTGCCACAATAGATACCATTCCGTCTGGTGGTTACGGCTATATCTTTTTAGAAGATAACTCTACTTCTGCTGGTTCTTGGGGTAAATATGCTCTATTACCAGCAAATTATGACTTTAATACCACTTCAGCCAACTTTGGTGGGGCAGTAATATCTAACACAACCTACCAAGGCGGTACAGTTTCTACTGCTTATGGTGGCACAGGACTAACAAGTTACACCGCAGGTGATTTGCTTTACTACGTTTCTGGTACGGCTTTGTCTAAGGTACCTATTGGGTCTACTGGTCAAATTTTAACCGTTGCTGGCGGCGTTCCGTCTTGGGCAACCAGTACAGCAGCAACAGCAGATCAAGCGTACTTTTTATCTTTTATGATGGGCTAACATGGCAACTTATACTAATACCTCCTATGTGGCAAAAAACGTTAGCACTAGCGGCTCTACATTAACTACTGTTGCAGCATCTACTACCGCAGCTATTGCCAGCTTAGTCGTATCTAATACAACTGCATCTTCCGTTATTACTTGTGACGTTTACTTTACCCGCTCGGCGGTTAACTACTATTTGGTTAAAGGCGCAACTATTCCAGCTGGCGGTGCTTTAGAGGTTATCCAAGGAAACCGTATTGTTTTAATTGCATCCGATGCTTTAGTTGTGGTGGCTAGTGCCGCTTCTTCTGCCGATGCTGTAGCTTCTGTCTTATTGGCTGCATAATGTTTGGAATAGCATCCTTTGCTCAAACCCCGTACGCTTCTTTAGCGAACGTATTCTTCCCTGCAACAATGACGGAAGATGTGGGTATGGCCGATGCTAGTAGTCAGACTTTTGCTTTTGCATATTCCCAAACAGAACCTATTGGGGTTGGAACCGTACAGAACGATGCGGGTGTTAACTATTTTGGCAGTGCAACAGAAGCTATTACTTTTGGGGACTCATCTACCCAGCTATCAACGTTCCTACAAAGCCAAACAGAAAACTTTAGTCCAGCCGATACCCCTACAATAGCGGCTCAGTTTACTATATCTAAAGCGGAGAATAGTGATATAGCTGATTCAAGCGTTCAGTACTTTGCGGCTTTGGAAACTCGTTCTGAGGACATTAGTGCGGTATTAGATTCCACAACACAAAGCTCCGCTTACAACGTTAGCCGTACAGAAGATAGTACTTTAGCAGACGCAAACTCCGTAACGGCAGCATACTTATTTAGTTTGTCAGAATCTACCAGCGTAGCCGACAGCATTTCTATTTTGGCTCAGTTTGCCTCTAGCATTACCGAAGATATGACTATGGCTGATTTTGAGGCTATATCTAATGCTTTCTTGATCTCGGTATTTGAAGATGTTGCAATGGCGGATGTTTCAACTATTAACTCGTTGTTTAGCCTTAGTATTACAGAAAATACCAGTTTGACCGAGTCTGAGGCTATTGCCGCTCAGTTTGTTGGTGTAATTAGCGAAGCTATTATTATGGCGAGCTATGCAATAGTGCGTGGATGGTTTAAAATAGACGACAATCAGACCCCAAGTTGGGGTAGTATTAACAACACTCAGAGCTCTAGCTGGACAGAAATACCCAATAACCAGAGCGCTGGATGGTCTGAAATTGACAATAGTCAAGGATAAATTATGGCTTCAACATACTCAACAAACCTAAAAATCGAACTTATAGCCGATGGAGAACAATCGGGTACTTGGGGTGATACGACAAATTCAAACTTTACTAATGTGTTTGAAGAGGCTATTGTTGGCCGTGCAACTGCAAATTTTCCAACTGATGCTAATTTAACCCTGACTTATACTGATTCTGTTTCAAACCAAACAGCTCGTAATTTGTATTTAAATTTAACATCGACAGGTAGCTTAACTGTTACTCGTGACTTGATTGTTCCGACCATTAATAAGACTTATGTCATTGAAAACAACACTACTGGTGGCCAATCTATTCGTGTTATTACCGCAGCTGGCACAGGAATCACAGTAACCAATGGCACAAAAGTGCCGGTTTATGTTGATGGAACAAACGTAGTAAACCCCTATAACCCAATGTGGGACCCTGCTGGTTCTGCAATAGCTTACGCAGTAGCTCTAGGATAAGGACTTTAAATGGCTAATGTATTCACCTCATACGCAAGCAAAGACGTTGGTACGTCCGCAGCGACTATTTTATCAGGTTCTTCTGGCGTTCAAACTACGCTAATCGGACTGTCTTGTGCTAACACTACTGCTTCTCCAGTAACTGTTGATGCTTATGTAACACGCTCTGCAGTCAATTACTACCTTATTAAGGGTGCAACAGTACCTGTTGGTGGTACTTTAACTATTGTGGGCGGAGACCAAAAGGTCGTTATTATTAACGGAGACTCTCTTAAAGTGGTGTCATCTGCATCAGCTTCTATTGACGTATTCTCATCTGTTCTAAATATTTCTTAAGGTAAATCATGGCATATTTAGGAAATACCCCAACCACCCAAAGTTTTATTTCTGGTACTGATTATTTCAATGGCGATGGAAGCACTACTGCGTTTACTTTATCACGCACTGTAGTAAGCCCTAACGATATTGAAGCGGTTATTAACAACGTAGTTCAGCAACCTAACTCTGCTTATACAGTTAGCGGAACAACTATTACATTTACTTCTGCTCCTTCAAGCGGTACAAGCAACATCTACGTTCGCTACCTAAGCACAACCACTCAGTCAATCACACCGAGCCAGAACACTGTCTCTTACAGCACACTGAACAGCGACAACCAGAGCAAGTTAGGTATTAGCTTTAAGAACCGCATCATTAACGGTGCGATGGTTATTGACCAGCGTAATGCTGGTGCTAGTGTAAACGCAACCACATCAAATGCCTATAGTGTTGATAAATGGTTTGGCTATAACAGCACAGCAAGCTCTAAATTTACAATGCAACAAAATGCTGGTTCAGTAACACCACCAGCTGGCTATACATACTATTTAGGCGCAACGTCTTCTTCTGCATATTCTGTTGCTTCTGGTGATTACTATGGTCTTGTACAACGTATTGAAGGTTACAATGTTGCCGATTTTGGGTGGGGTACTGCTAATGCCAAAACCGTTACATTATCATTTTGGGTTCGTAGTTCGTTAACAGGTCTTTTTAGCGGAACTCTTACAAATTCTGGATACAGTAGAACTATTGGTTTTACTTACACCATTTCAGCAGCAAACACATGGCAACAAGTTTCAATAACCATTGCTGGTGACACAAGCGGTACTTGGAACACAACAAACGCATTGGGATTAGAAATTGACCTTTGTTTAGGTGGTGGATCTACATACTTATTAAGCTCAGCAAACACATGGACAGCTGGATGGGGTATTGGTGTAACAGGCACAACTCAATGGGTTGGTACATCTAGCGC